TGTCCCTGCCGCAGCACCGTATCCCCGCCACTTCCGCCACTTCCGCCACTTCCGCCACTTCCGCCACTTCCGGGACAACCTATCCTTCCCCACCGTCGGATCGCTCATGCGCCCCCATCTCGAACTGCTTCAACACCTCGATGTCGCCCCTCTCGTCGCCCAGATCGAAGCAAATTCGGGTCTGTGGAACCGGCTAACCATCCGCCAGACCTATCCGGGCTCCGCGCACGCCGACACGAAGTGCATTTTCATCCGGGGACCGCTGGGCTTTACGCCGGAACTGTATTTCAACGATCTGGGCAGCGCGGATTACCGCGAGGAGCAGTGCGCCCTGCCCGCCGTTATGGAACTGGTCGATTACGTGTGCTCGATGCTGGGCGTGACGGAGCTGGGCAGGGTGCTGCTCGTGAAGCTGAAAGCGGGCGGCGCCATCACCCCGCACGTCGATGAGGGGAGCTACGCCGACCACTTCTCCCGCCTGCATGTTGTGCTGACCACGAACGACCAGTGCAGCAACGTCACGGGCGGCCATTTCGCGTACTGGGAGTGCGGCAGCGTCTGGTGGTTCGACCACAAGCTTGAACACACCGCGTTCAACGAGGGCGAGACCGACCGCATCCACATGATCGTGGATGTCGTGATGCCCGATCCACGAGACAGCTTGTCACCGCAAAGTTGATCTGATACGATCACATCAACTCAAGGAGTGTTCGCATGACCGCAGGCGCTACCACTCGTGATCCCAGCCGCCCTTACAGCTACGGAGAGCTGGCGGTGGATTTTTTGGATGATGATTGGTCCGATCCGGTCATCAAGGAGCACAAGGCGACTTTTTCGAAGCGCATTAACTTTTTGCGTCGGATGTGGGAAAAGTCCAACAGCACAGAGCAACGCGAATTGCTCATGTTGGCGATACGGGATTTGCAGAGCGCAGAATCTTGGGCGTTCAAAGCTCTGATGTGGGATGAATACAATGGATAAGCAGTTCGAGAGTTTCTTAAACGACCTTGCTGGGGAGTTGAAGAAAGCGGCAGAGTGCGCGGTGTGGGAGATCCCCATGAATCACCGCACCAAGGACAGCATTTCGGCGTATAGAGCCAGCGCAGGGATGTTGTCCGCGATTGTGGCGAAGCTGGTAGCTCAGCACCGCGCACCTGTTGCAGTCCTGACGGAAGAGACCTCAAATGCTGTTGACGAGCTTCTGGGCGATGGTGTGGGAACTGGCGGACAGCCAGCGCCCGCCCTCACCGCCGATCCCGCGCCTCTTGCCTCCGAAGCCGAAAGGCTGTTCGATGCTGACGCCGACAAACCCCGTCGGCGTAGAAGCCACGGAGATCGAGATGCCTCTTAAGAAAACCACGTCTGAGAAGGACGTCAGCAAGAACATCAGCAAGCTGATGAAGGAAGGGCGGCCTCAGAAGCAGGCGGTGGCGATTGCGAAAGAAACGCAGCGCACGGCCAAGAAGAAGGGGAAGTAAGCATGGCGATCAACCCCACTGCAAAGCCCGGCGTGGCGCGTGCGCCGGTCCCCAAAGATCTGGGTATGAAGGCCAAGGCGCTTGTGCCCAAGCCCGTAACGCCCACAGCAAAGCCGGTGGTGAAGCCTGTTACCCCGGCGGCAAAGTCCGCTGCTAACCGCATCGCCAATCTCGGCGACTTTGCGCATCCCCCGAAAGGGAAAAAGAAAAGCTGATGCCGCGCATTTACAAAAAGAAAGTGGACGCCAAGCGGGAGAAGGTGACGGTCCCCGTGTCGGCTCACTTTTTGGAGCGGTTGAAGGATTACGCCGTGACGGTGCAGGTGTCTCACACTGAAGCCGCACGGCGTTTTATCGAGGTGGGACTTGATCGGGAGTGCGGGGACAATGGACATTCAGAAAACAATCGACCGCTGTGATCGCGTGGTTCAGATGTGGTCGCAGCGTGAAGCGACCATCGAAACGGTGGAAGACTTCGCCCGTGCGCTGGGCTTTCAGCTAGAGTTCAAACTAGCGCCGTTCGTGAGCGTCTTCGAAACCAAGATCGAAGAGCCGCCCAGCGAAGAGCCAGAGGCGGAAAACGAGCCGCAATACGAGCTGTTCAATGAAATGTCCGTCGAGGACAAGTACGCCATGAAGAGTTGGCGCGAAAACAACGGGTTGTGACGATGACAGAAGAAAAAGTTTTTGCGCCTCACGAAGGAACTTGCGGATTCTGCACCGAAACCCGTCTTATTATAGGTATGGTCGGGGTCAAAGAGGAAATTGACTGGGCTGAAGATAAGCCAGTTTGCGAAGCGTGCGTTCTCGAAATGATAGCTCAGTCCAAACCAACCAACTGACGGAAAACTGGCGTGGCTATCAAAGCATCCAAATGGCTGAAGCTTTTTCAGGACTTCATCGGCGACATTCGCATTTCGTCGAAGGAATCCATATCGCAAGACGAGCGCGGCGCGAAGCTGGAGCTCTGGGAAAGCCAGCGGCGGTTCATTCAAGAGGTCGGTTCGGGACTGGATGAAGACATCCATAAGTTCTATTGCTTGAAGTCTCGCCAGCTCGGCGTGACCACGGTCTCCTTGGCGATTGACGTGTTCTGGATGGCGCTCCATCCAAACATTATCGGCTGTCTGGTGACGGACACGGAGAAGAACCGTGAAGCAAACCGGATGTTGTTGGAGAAATACGTCGAGTCGTTTCCCGATGGATATTTCGGCGAGACGTTCAAGATCGTCCGGTCTAACCGGCAGATGTTGCAGTTCTCGAACGGCGCCCGTCTCGATCTCTTGGTTGCGGGCACCAAGGACAAAGGCACCTCGTGGGGTGAAGGCGTGGGCTATGCTTTCGGCCATCTTACGGAGGTGGCTGCGTATGGTTCTGCGGAAGGCCTGAAGTCGCTCGAAGAAGGTTTCGCACAGACGAACCCAAATCGGCTGTTCATCTATGAGAGCACGGCCAAAGGTTTCAACCACTGGCGCACCCGGTATGTGGACGGCATCAACGATCCGCTGACGGCGCGGTCGTTCTTCGTCGGTTGGTGGGCCGGTGACACGAACAAAATTCCGCGTAAAGACCCCCGCTTTCTTCAGCATGGCCTGCACCCGCCGGACTTTGACGAGAAGGAAATGATTGATCAGGTCAAAGAGCTGTACGGCCACAAGATCACGGCGGAACAGCTGGCGTGGATCAGGTGGAAGACAGAGAGCGCTGGCGCAGAGCAGGCGCTGTTGGATCAGAACCAGCCGTGGACCGCCGAACAGGCGTTTGTCCAGACTGGCTATTCGTTCTTCCAGACCCGCGTGATCACGCAGGACATCAAGAAGATCGAAGAGGAGAACATCCGATACAAGGCCTACCGCTATGAGGTCGATGGCGATTTCTTCAACTTTCGGATGTTCGAGCTGAAGCCGGGGGTCGATTCGCCTGACGACATCGAGCTGAAGGTCTGGGAAGAGCCGGTGGACGGCGGCAAGTACGTGATCGGCATGGACCCGGCCTATGGCCGAAATGACCACAAGGATCATCATTGTTTAAGTGAGGATACGGAAATTCTCACGAAACAGGGTTGGAAAAAATATCAAGATGTGCAGGTCGGCATAGACGAAGCCGTGTGTTTCGATCCGAAGACAACTGCGTATTCATACGGGATTGTGTCAGACAAAATAGTCAAGCCCCACGCAGGGTTGATGTATAATTTTACAAGTAAGGGTCTTGATTGTTTGGCTACGCCGGAACACCGCGTCGTCAGCCGCAACTACAGGGTTCTTCGAAATGGAAAAAAGCAGAGCTGGGCGTTCTATACGGCAGAGCAAATCGCATCGTCGGGTCGGTCTGTGCGGGAAATACCTGTTGGAGGGGCGCCAGCAGGAAAAGGTATAGAAAACCTGTCGCCGCTCATGTGCAGAGCTTTGGGCTGGGTGTTGACGGACGGCCACGTATCAAATGGAAAATACACCGGAAAACTTGGTCAACGCGAAGGCCGCCGTGCGGTCAAAAAGTTCATCATGCTTACGCAGTCTGAAACCACGGTGAAAGCAGGCGTCAAGATTGCGGAAGAAATGCGCAAAGGTTTGGCGCAACTTTGCCCCGACGCATATGTCGTGAATCTACCGGCGAGAGGTCGCGCAGCGGCCAAAACCGTCTGGCGGATAAATGTCAAAGATGCGGAACCTTTTATTGAGTGGCTAGGAGAGGACACAAACAGAATACCTCGCCGCATCTTGGAAGAAGGATCGCTGGAGCAGCTGGAAGCGCTGTTTCAAGGTATCCTTGACGGTGATGGCGGTTGGTGTAATCGAGAACAACAGTGGGTCAAAGTGTGCCCCGGACTTGATTATGACTTTGCCAGCGACATACAGGAGCTGGCGGCGAAGTTGGGATACAGCGTTTCCATATGTGCGCAGAAACCTAAAGCGGGAACGGTGCATAACGTACAATGGATTGTGCGGCTATCCACCCGTGACGCGCACACGTTTGAAGCGACCAACGTGAGCTCCGTGTACTACGAAGGAAACGTGTGGTGCGTGACAGTGCCGACAGGGGCGTTTGTTGCGCGAAGAAATGGGAAGATGTTTGTTACCGGCAACTGCATATCTGTCTGGCGGTGTTTCGCCGACAAGGTGGTGCAGGTGGCGGAGTACGCCACCGCAGATGTCGAAGCAAAGCACGCCGCGTGGGTGCTGTTCCATCTGTCGTCCGCCTATGTGGACTGCTTGGTGAACCCGGAGGTCGGCGGCCCCGGCGCGCTGGTGCTGGGTGAGTTCGATCATCTGCGGCAGCTGCTGTCGCTGGAGAGCAACGCGGAGCGTGTGAAGGCGCGCGGCTGGGAAGACGCTGCGGCGCACGCGCGCATGTATCTTTACAAGCGCCCCGATTCTATGGGCGCTGGCTACGTCATCGGCTTCTCCACCACATGGGCCACCCAATCGGTGTTGATGCACCAAGTGCGTGGCTGCTACGTGTCGCGAGAGCTGGAGATCAAATCACGGGCGCTGCTGAACGAGATGTCGCTGGTTGTGGTCGAGGACGGCCACATCGGGGCGCCGGAGAGCCGCGACGAGAACTGCAAGGATGATCGCGTCTTTGCGATGGCCTTTGCGGTGCGAGCGTGGAAGGACTGGACCCAGCGCGAGATGATGGGGCAGGGTATGACCTATGAGGCTGTCATGGCGGCTCAGAAGGGCGAGAAGCCGACGGTCGCCACCACGGTCAACCGCATCGTTTTCAACTATCTGCGGACCATGCAAGAGCAGGCCGAAGAAGAGGTCGAACCGCCAACTTGGCAATCGGAGTATGGGCTATGAGAAGGTCAGACGTTCAGTTCAAGGCGAAACCCGAAACGGCGCTGTTTGACGATGGTCCGGTAATCGACGCCATGGTCATTCCTCCCGGCTGGCTGGAGCTGCCAGAGCCGGAAGTTTCTGTTGGGCAGCAGATGCCCTACCCCTACGATGGACAGCCGGTGTGGCTGACACCAGACGGCGTAGAATCGCATCCAGCGTCGTGGCGCATCACACGCGCCTATGACACGATCAACGTGAAGTGGGTTCACAACGCTTATTGGTCGCGGCACAATGCGGGCGGCCAGCGCATTGAGTTCACACCCGTCGGCTACAAAAAGATGGAAGATTGAAATGACGCTGACGTTGGGGATCGACATGGACAAGTCGGACAGCTTCTTCGAGCCCACCAAGTACAAGATCCGGTATCAGTGCGAGCTGTGCAATCACAAGTACACCCGCACGTTCAAGGCTGTGCCGATCAAAGACCCACCGTGCCCCAGCAAAGCCTGCGGCGCGAAGCAGGAAATGGATTCGCTCAAAAAGCAGATCGCCAATCTTCAGCGCATGGTTGAGGAAGGTCAGGGGCCGGGGCAGATCGGCAACAAGACGGTGGTCAAAGCCGTTGATGAGACCGCAAGGATCGTCATGGAAGACTACAAGATGACCGATCTGAAGGACAACATCCGCCACGGCGAGGCGGTTGCGCCAAAGTTGCCCGGCCAGCAACAGACACTGGCGGACAACTATTTTGGCGGCAGGGGCTTGCAGGCGGCGGGTATCAACTCAAAGCAGGCGGACGCTCTGGGGCGCCGGGCCATTGCAGGCGCTTTCCGCAGCGCGGCGCTGAACCCCAGCTCCATTCAGCTGCCCGAAGTTCGAAACGGTCAGTCGCCGCTGCGTGTTATGCGCAGCGAGCCAACGGGTAAAAAATGAGGGGCTTGCGCCCCTCACTTCTTTCTGTGCGTTTGAGCTTTGAGTTCTTGTTCTTCCTTCGCCGCCTCGGCACGAGCGATTTCGCGGCGCATGATACCGGCGCGCAGCTCGTCGGGATCGCTGACATCCACATGATCGACCAGCTCCGCCGGTGACATGGCGCCGATGCGCTGGAGGCTGAAGGCAAGCTCCTTGGCGTCCTGCGAGAAGGCGGGCGAAGACGAGTGCGAATCGACGGTGAGCGACACGTCGTCCGGCAGATCGGCGAAGGTGAACGTCACCGGCACCAGACCCTTGGCGGGCGGGATCAGCAACGCCTCTTCTCCCGGCGCCGAACTGTCTTCGAACCCGGCAGAGTCCTTGGGCACCCAAGCGATCATCTTCTGGTCGATGTGCGCACGGCCCAGATCCAGAATGAGCGCGCCGAACTTCTCGACGTCGCGCTCGATCAACAGCGCACGATCTTTGAAGCGCGGCGAGAACATGCGGATCAGCGTGTCGGCGTGAGCGCCAGAGCGCACGCCCTGTTCGCCTTGGCCCTTGGCGATGGGCGGCAGGCCCATCATCTCGTCGAACATGCGCTCGTATTCGTGCAGCGACGCCCACAGGGCTTCGGGGATTTGCACGTTGTCGCGCTCGATCTTGGCGTTGGGGTTGGAATCGGTCCAGTAGCCGCCCGGCTTGTTGAAGCGCGACAGGGCTTGCTGGTTGACGCCGGTCGAGCCGACGAACTTGGTGGCGGGCTCTTCCTGCTTGCGCAGCATCCGGTTGATTCCGGTGATGCGCGAATTGATCGCCTCTTGCAGCAAGATCAGCCGGGTGATCTCTGATGCGCCCCAGAAATACTCCGGCACCGGGTTGGCGCAGAACAGGCTGAACGGGTGGTTGCCCTTCAGCGTCGGATCGGTCTGGCGCGAATAGGTGTTGTAGGAGAAGGCGCTGGTGATCTGATACTTGCCGCCAAGCAGGATGTCGTCGCCGATGATCTGGAACGTCGCCCAGTCGCCGCGCTTGTCATCCCAGACCCAAAGCTCGTCCATCTCCAGCATCGAGGCCTCGACCGACGGGTCGATGTTGGGCTTGGGTTGCGACATCCAATCCACGATGCCTCGGTTCTGGCTTGGGATGCCGCTGCCGCCCGCCTGAAACGGATAGAGCCCGCCGGTGACGATGTTCATGGCGGAGCCCGACGCATCCTGCATCCCGCCGCTGCGGCCCTGCATGTGGTTCTTGGCGCGCTCTTTCAACTCGGCTTCGTCAGGGCGACCCTTGATCAGGTTGCGGAACTGCGCAGGCGTGATCAACATGCGGTGCGAGAACGCTTCCATGTCCGCATCGAGACGGCAGTGGTTTTCGTGCAGCACACCGAAGTTTTCCGGTTGCACGAGATGGCACGAGAACTCTTTGTTCACGACGCCGGACTTGAGGATGCCAAGGCCTTTGCGCAGGCCAATGCCAACCGCCTGCGAGATCAGGTTGTCGGAGTCCGTCTGGCGACAGATCTTTCTAATCCGTGCCGCCGCGACGCGCCCCTTGGATTCGTTCACGATGTTCGGCAGATCGGGATCGGTGATGGCGAAGCGCAGCGACACCGGCGAGAACAGAAGCGATTCCAGATCGTCCAGCGCCGCGTAGGTCTTGTTGAACATCGCGGGCGCCGCTGCATCCGCCGATCCGGCGGTGGCGTAAGCGTCAAAAAACGCGCCTCTGTTCTGCCGCGCTTGCCGTGAGGACATGCAGATATTTGCGAGATTTCGGGCGAACCCTTCAAGATCGCGTGAAGGTATGTGCATGTCATCCCATCCTATCGTTTTGATAAAGCACGACTTTTCCCGTTTATGCCTTGACACAACTTCTTCAGCCACCGTAAGCTGTGTGTGTTGGGATGGTAAGCTCTCTCAACGTCCCCAGCAATAGGAGTTTAACATGAACGCTCTTCCCTTCGAGATCTCCATCGACAAGCGTGGCCGTAAGATGCACCGCAAGGGCCGCAAGTAATTGCAGCTTCGAAAAACGGGGGCCGTGAGGCCTCCGTTTTTCACCTTTTCTAGGAGTGATAAAATGGCCGCTCGCACCAAACGCCGCACCTGCCGCTGAACTACTCTAATTCAGAGAGTGTAGATTATGGCTTTACCGCCCATGCCAATGCCCGGTGGCCCTGCCGGTCCCGGTGGCCCCGCTGGTCCGGGACTTCCCGGCGCTATGCCCCCGATGGGCGGCGCAGGTCCGGCTACTATGCCCGGCCCGATGGCTGGCTCTGGGCAGCAAGGCGTAGCCGCTCTCAAAACGGGTCTTGAAGCGCTTCAAAAAGCGCTTCCCCAGCTGCCGATGGGTTCGGCCCTCCACCAATCGGTGTTGAAGGCTGTCGCCGACATTGGCAAGCATCTCGAAAAAGAAGGCGGCGGAGGCGGCGACCAGATGGGCGCGATCCAGCAGCTTATGGAATTGGCGCGTGCCGCCAAAACGCAGCCGAACATGGCTGGCATGATGCCGGGCGGAGCAGGCGCCCCGCCCCCACCAACACCGCCGATGGGCGCATAGGAGAATATCATGGCACAGGGAAAAGTTCCTACCCCTTACGTGAATGACGTCAAGGAAGACAACAGCATCATGCACTACGTCGAGTTCCCCACGATGGGGATCGGCGCGCGCAAGTCTGGTATGCCCACCGACGGCACCAACCACATCAAGAGCCTTGAGCACGTTGGCGAAGACGCTTCGCGCGGCGCTGGCAAGAATGGTTCCACTGCCCCCAAGGGTCGGAAATAAGCCATGACCATGACCCCTGAACAGATTGCCCTGCATCGCTCGAAAGAGCTGATCGACGCGCTCTGGAATGATGGCGAAGTCGGCAAGAAGATCCAGCAGGCCGCGAAGGCCAAGTGGAATGACGTCAAGACGACCGACGACATGATGTCGCCGATCATCGAACCCCACCTCAACAAGCTCAAGGCGATGGAAGAGAAGTATGAAAAGCTTCTCGAAGAGCGTCTTGAGGAGAAGCGCGCGAATGAAGATGAGCGCGTCAAGGTCAAGCTCGAAGAACAGCTCGAAAAGGCTCGGCGCGAATATAATCTGACTGAAGAAGGCTTCAATCAGATGATCGACCGCATGAAGAGCACGGGCAACTATTCGGACGCAGAGGCCGCTGCGGCTTATGTCGCCAGCAAGGCCCCGCCAGCAAAGGTTGCCGGTCCCACTTGGGCTCCGCAGGATCTCGATCTCTTCGGGTCTAAGAACCGCAACGATGCACTGGTTGAACTCCATCGTGACCCAATGGCCTACATGGATTCACAGCTCTCCGAATTTGTCAGCGACCCCGACAAATATGTTCGCGATACCCTCGGTCGCGCGGCGTAACTAAAGGACGTAACCCATGGCTCTACCTACCTCACCAGTAGCCACGCTGACCGGAAGCGGTATTACCCCGTCCGGCGCGCTTGGCGCCCAGCTCGCCGCCCTCACACGGCGCGCTTTCTTGCCTTCCGTCTACGTGCAGATCTATCAGTCCCACCCCCTCCTCAGCCTGTTCATGTCGAACGCCAAGGCTGCGCGCGGCGGTGTCAGCCAGATCACGGTTCCGGTGCAGGGGTCGTCTTTCGTCTCCTTCAACTGGGGCTCGTTCGCTGGCGACTTCCCGATGCCCACCGATCAGGCCGCGATCCAGAACGCTCAGTTCTCGCTCAAGCTCGGCATGGTTCCGGTCGGCTTCTTCGGGATGGAAGCGATCATCCAGTCCTCGGAAGTGGTCATCCCCAAGCTCCGCGCAGTGATGTCGGATGCGGCGGTNGTGATCAAGCAGGCCTACGCGCAGGCGCTGTATTCCAACAACTACGCCAACACGCAGGTGTGGGACTCGCTGACGCAGGCCTATGACGACGGCACGAACGTCCCGTCCTACGGCGGCATCTCGCGCACCCCCGGCTCGTTCTGGTCCGGCCAGCTGATCACGAACACGGGCGCTGCGGCGACCACTCGCGTCGGCATGGCCCAGCTTCTCACCCGCATCCAGTCTGGTGCTGGCGGTGAAGCCCCGGATTACGCCGTGATGAACCCCGCCAACTGGGCGGAACTCATGTCCGATTTCATGTCGCTTGAGATGTTCACCACCAAGCCGCGCTCGATCTACGAGAAGGACGACGCCGTGAACGCGGGCTTCCGCGCCATTCGCGTCCTCGACACGCCGATCTTCCCCGATCCCTTCTGCCCTCTCGGCACCTGCATCGTGGTGAACTCGCGCTACACCGGCCTCTACATGTCTGAATACGCCCCCATGACCTTCTCTGGTTTCGAAAGCCAGATCCCGGTCGGGCAGATCTCCGACATTGGTGTTCTGATCTCGGCAGCCGATCTCGTCTGCGCGAAGCCCTCGTCCGGCGCTCAGATCACCGGCATCACCGGCGCCGCGTGGCCCAACGTTCCGGGCACGTCGCCCGCAGTCCTCTGATAGGAGCTTCCTATGGGTCTTTTTTCTGGTTCCGGCGTACTTCCTTCTCTGAAGGGCGTTGCCACTAACGTCATCAACCTCCAGTCCGGTCAGGTCCAGACGATCTCCCCGGCTGGCTGGTACATGGTCAACACCGGCCTCTACACCACTGTGCAGCAGTACGACCCGATCACGGGTATCTGGCGCAACATTGGCAACGGCGACCATCAGGGCGGCGTTCGCTACATCTACTCCGATGGCGTGAACTATCGCCTCGCCAACCAGACCGGCGCGGTCGTGGGTGCGCTCCTGACCAACGCTGGTTCGGGCTACACCTCCGCTCCGACGGTCACTGCCTCGGCTGGCAGCTCGATCTGGCGCGCGATTGTCGGCGGTGCGGTCAACACCACCGTCACCGTGACCAACGGCGGCACCAACTACACCTATCCCCCGATTGTGCAGTTCGCTGCTCCCCCGGCGGGCGGTGTTCAGGCCACCGGCTACGCCACCTTGAGCGGCAGCGCCGTGGCCTCGGTGACCGTGACCAATCAGGGCGCCGGTTACGCCTCTGCCCCGACCGTTGTGTTCATCAACGATCCCCGCGAAGGCGTGAATGGCGTGACGCAGGGTTACAACGCTGCGGCCACCGCCACCCTCACGGGTTCGGGCACGGTCACTGCGGTCCTCTGCGTTGACCATGGTCAGGGCGGCCTGACGGCTGTTCCCACCCTGTCCTTCGGTGGTGGCGGCGGCGCCAGCGCGGCGGCGACGGCGATCATGTGCTGGTCGATCACTGCTTACGCGGCGGGCACGGCTGGCGTCGGTCTTTCGGGTTCTGTGGCTCAGATCAGCGCGGAAGACGCTTTCCCGACCACTGCGGCGGCGTATACCAACCCCTACACCCAGTCGGGTCTGGTGCGCACGCGCAACGCCAACATCAAGGCTCCGATCTCCAGCGGCGGCATCACCGCCACCGGCCAGATCATCAACGATGGTGGCGTCTACACTTCGTCTCCGACCCCGCTTGTTATCGCGACCGCTTCGGTCGTGACAACCGCCCCCGTTGTGACCTTCACGATGGGCGGCCAGAGCGATACGACCTATCTGACGCAAGTCTGATAGCGCGACTCTGATCAATGAAGCCCGTGCTTGCGGTGACGCGGGCACGGGCTTTAACTTTTTCGGACGGTTCGCATGTCTCTTAGCCAGCTTTTGAACGACACCTCGGCGCTGTTGAACGACCAGAACTACACGTTCATCTCGCAAAGCCAACTGACCCGCTGGGTCAACACGGCGCGCAGAAATGCCGCCAAACGGACGGGGTGCATCCGCCGTCTGATCTCTGGGCAATCCGCGTTCGGCGCGTCAGCGGTCGCGGGAAGCGCCATTCCTTCGGGTATGCAGCCGGGCGCGCTGCCGTGGGCGTTCACCAACTCGAACACGCAGGTGCCGTTCCCCGGCAACAATGGTGACTTCAACACCGACTACAACAACGACTTCAACACCCTGCAATACAACAACAATTACCCGATCAACTATTCGCCGAACGGCCCGCTGCCCACGGCCTACGGCGCCGTGACCAATGCGTGCATGACGATCCCCGGCGTCGAGCGTTATCCTTTCGTCGGGTTCTTCAACAACTTCCTCAAGGCGCAGTATGCGGGCACGGCGTATATCTACGACGCCATCTCCTGTGCCGTGAACTGGGGCGGCACCACCAAGCCGACTTTGGACTGGCTCCCATGGGATGAGTTTCAAGCCTACTGCCGGTCTTATGCCGTCCTGAACATGTCCTACCCCGCCGTCTGGTCCGTTTATAACGACGGACCCACCGCCGAAATCTGGATGTTTCCGGTGCCCTCGCAGTATTGCGAAATCGACCTCGACGTGTCGGCGGCACCTATGGACCTTTACAGTGACAATGACTACGACGCCATTCCGCAAGGCTTTCAGGAAGCTCTGAAATACGGCGCCGCAGCCATTGCTTTCGAATCGTCGGGGCGTTTCGCGCAAGCACAGGTCATGGAAGACCGCTTTGCGGAAAACCTCGGCATTGCGCGCGTGGCGGTTGATCGGGGCAAGACACCCTCGTATTATCGGTCCAGCATATAAAAGGGCGATCCGATGGCTGGCGTTCACGATCAAGTTGCGTCCACAATCTCGCTTGCGCGCGTCTTGTTGGGCGCGCTTGACCTGCGGCAGGAAATGACGCCGGTCAGAACCGCCACACTCAAGCTGATCCTCGACACGTTCATCGAGAACGGATCGACGAACCAAAACCTGCGCGTCATGGAATCGACCGGTAACGAGGTCGGCGCCTTGATGGCGGCGTTCACCGCCGTGAAGGGACAACATGGCAAGCAATCCTGACATCTCCGCCAAGGCAGGGCAGGCGCTCGGTCTCCCGCCCGGCTTCAAGATCCACACACCATTCCCGTTCAAGGGCATGAACGTGCAGGATGCGCCGCACGCGATTGAAGATCAGGAATTTACGTGGGTCGAGAACTTCGTCCGTCTCGGCAACGGCCAGCTGCGCACGTTGTGGGACAAGGGGCCGTCAAGCTACAACGCGCCCAGCGGCTTGACCATCATCTATTTCAAATTCTACACGCTGGCGGTGACGCAGTATTGCGCCATTTTTCTGTCTGACGGATCAGCGGTCCAGCTCGATCTGGCGACAGCGGCGCTCACGACAATCGGCCCCGCCGGAACGTTCTATGATTCCGGCACGGGCGATCTGCCCTATGCGCGGCAGTGGGGCTCGACCTATCTGCTGATCTGCAACCGCAACACGACCAACGACTATTGGGCGTGGGACGGCACCTTGCTGTACGGCGCAGGCACGGCGGCGCCGCAAGGCGTCACGCTGACCTCAATCGGCTTCTCCTACTCCAGCAGTCCCACGATCACCGCTTTTGGCGGCAACGGCAGCGGAATGACTTTCAGCTCCGTCGTGAACAATGGCGGCATCGCTGAAGTCAACATCACCAATCCCGGATCGGGCTATCTGCCCGGCGACATCGTGCAGTTGGCGTTCTCTGGCGGCGGTTCGGACACCTCTGCAATTCTGCAAGCGGAATTGTCCAGCGGATCGGTTGGCGGCGTGTCGATCACGGCGGCGGGTTCCGGCTACACGTCGGCAACCATCGCTTTTTCTGGCGGCGGTGGCGGTTCTGGCGCAACAGGCACCGTGATTATCAGCACCGGCGAAGTCACGGGCACGACCAGTCTCATCGGCGGCAGCGGCTATACCACCGCGCCTACGGTGTCGTTCTCTGGCGGTGGCGGAACCGGTGCAGCGGCCACGGCCACCGTTTCGGGCGGCGCAGTCACGTCGCTCGTCATCACCGATGGCGGCACGGGCTACACGAGCGCCCCCACGATTGCTTT